CACAAACAGAAACTACATCGCATACGAAAAAGGCAAAGATTGTTTTGATGTAGCAACCAAGCGAATAGAGGAACACACAGCACAGATACAGTTTTAAGTAGGTGAATGTATGACTATACAGGAGGGATACCCTATGAAAAAAGACCTTGAGCAATTAGCTAAAATCAAAAAGGAAATTGAATGCCTAACTAAAGAAACTCATCAATTAAACAGGCATGTGGTAACAGATAGCGTGGTCGGTTCTAGCCCGGAATTTCCATATGGCAAGCATTTAATCACTATACAGGGCATAGACATGACAGCGTCGGATAAATTGCGTAATAAACTAAACAGGAAGTGCGAGGAACTACAGGAACAGATGCTTGTGTGTGAGGAAAAAATCGAGCTGATTGAGGATCCTGAAACACGGACAATTGTAAGGTTGTATTATCGTAATGGGTTGACGCAAAAGGCTATCGGCAAAGAGATTGGATGTGACCAGTCGGTAGTGAGTAGGAAGTTGAATTTGTTTATGAAGGGGATAAAATTATGAAGATAGTATTTGATGGGGTCACTATAGGTATTGATTTAGGTAACAGCAAAGACATAACGGTTGTAACATCTGCATACAAAACATAATTGATGTATGCTATAATAGTATTGTGAAGAGTCACGAATCACGAATCCCTTAGCGCAACAGCTGGGGGATTTTATTATGGAGCAACGCAATGGCTAAACTATGGGCGAGAAAACTATATAACTCCAAGGCATGGAAGGATGTACGCAATAGAGCGCTAAGGCGTGACCTGTATACGTGTACATGTGGGGCAAGGGCAACGGAAGTACATCACATCATTGAGCTTACGCCAGGCAACGTAAACAACCATAGCATAGCATTGAATATAGATAACTTGCAGAGCCTGTGCCATGATTGCCATGATAAAGAAACCAAAGGCGTTAGCGATATAGAGCAAGGCTACATGTTTGATGATGATGGCATGCCAATTCAGGAGGTGAGACCAAATGAAAATAGATAACTCAATAGCACACCAAAAAGAAACAATTGATTTAAGTAAGGACACTAAGACTATTGACCCGAAAAAGCTTAAGGAATTAGAGGGCAAATCAACGAGGGTAAAGCTTGAGAACGGTTACTACAACAGGGGTTAGACCCCCCCCTAAAAAATAGTGGTGGGCTATTCTTGAAATACCGTAATGACTCCATCAACAGAATACGCAGAATAAAAACAGGACCCCCTCCTAAAAATGAGGTGTAAAAAATGAATGATAGGAACAAAGAAGAGAAAGACATCGAGATAAAAAAAGAAATAGCAAGACTTAGCAGGATTTACTCAAGGATTGGAACGAAACGAAAAGCAGCTATACAAGGATTGATCCAACGGGCTGCTTTTATGCGTATCACACTTGCGGAACTTGAAGAGGATTTGAACACCGATGGATTTATTGAACTTTTTTCTCAAGGCGATAAGCAAGAACCGTATGAACGCAAAAGGCCTTCTGCTGATATTTATAATTCAATGAACACCAGCTATCAAAAAGTGATAAAGCAGCTTACCGATTTATTGCCACCCGAAAAACCTTCACCACCTAAAGGGAAAAGCGGAGACAATTTCGACGACTTTGTAGGTGGACGGGAGGATGTATGATTTGCAAAAAGAGACCAGAACGGGAATATTCATTTTTAACTATAGACGGAGTTATTAAAAAATTTAAATCAAAAAAAAGAATCATGTTTAATCTTTTAAAAGAAAAAAAACAACTAGAATTATTGATTCCGAATTTGCCAACAAAAGAAGAGAGTTTCAGATTGATAAGTGGGGGCGGATTTTCAACGATTGGATTTATTAAATATATTTGCGAAAAAGAAATTATAAAAAATTTATATGTATCAACATTAACGGTTGGCAAAAAACATTTATATATTTTAAATGAACTCCATAAAAAAAATAAAATAGGAAAAGTGACATTTATATATTGTAGTATTTTTAGACAATCAAATTCTAATAGCTATGATTATTTTAGTGAATTTGAAAAAATATGCAAAGCAAACAGCTGGGAATATTTAGAAATTAATAATCATTCTAAAATAATCTTGATGGAAACTGGACAAAATTTTTATGTAATTGAAACATCTAGCAATTTAAACGAAAATCCAAAAATTGAACAATTTACATTTGAAAATGATGAGGGGCTTTTTAATTTTTATAAGGAATTTTTTGAAGCCGTAAAAATACATGTTTAAATATCCAAACGACTACAATCCCATAGAGGAATATTACCAGCAAATAAAAAAAGGGTTGGTCGTTTGCGATAAAATAAAAAAAACCTATAAACAACTGCATAATGATTTAGTAGATTGCCGAGAATGGTATTATTCGAACAAGCGGGCGAATCACGCAATTGAGTTTATAGAAAATTTTTGTAAACATTCAAAGGGAAAACTTGGCGGGCAACCTGTAGTTTTGGAATTATGGGAAAAAGCTTTTATTGCTGCGATGTTTGGGTTTATCGACATCGAAGGGAATCGTAAATACCGGGAAGTATTATTAATTGTTGCAAAGAAAAACGGAAAGAGTTTATTGTCGTCTGCTATAGGGTTGTATCTTTTAGTGGCTGATGGGGAAGCGGGTCCGGAAGTTTATGCAGTCGCAACAAAGCGCGATCAGGCAAAAATAATATGGACTGAAGCAAAACGCATGCGAAATAAGTCACCTATACTTCGGGATAAAATTAGGGCATTGGTCGCTGAACTGATTTGTGATTTTAACGAAGGAATTTTTAAACCGCTAGCAAGTGATGTTGACACGCTGGACGGACCAAATATTCACGGCGCCTTAATGGATGAAATTCATCAATGGAAAAACGGAATGGCGCTGTATAACATTATCGCCGATGGTGGAAGTGCAAGAGAGCAGCCCCTAATATTTATGACATCCACAGCGGGTACAATCCGTGAAGACATCTACGATGAAAAATATGACTATGCCAAACAAGTAATTGAGGGCTATGCATTTAAAGACGGCTACAAAGACGAACGGTTTATTTCTTTTATTTATGAAATCGACAAGCGCGAAGAATGGAAAAAAGAAAAGTGCTGGGTGAAGGCAAACCCTGGACTTGGAACCATTAAAAACAAACAGACCTTGGCTCATAAAGTTGAGCTTGCCAAAAAGAATAGAAACTTATTAAAAAATCTTTTGTGTAAGGAATTTAATGTTCGTGAAACATCATCGGAAAGTTGGCTGCCATACGAGGCTTGCGTAAATGAAGAAGTTGCTGACATGGAATATTTAAAGGGTTCTTACGCTGTTGGGGGGTGCGATCTATCTGCTGTGCGAGATTTAACTTGTGCAACGCTATTAATTAAAAAACCCAACGATCCGAATTTTTACGTGCTGCAACAATATTTTCTTCCGCGCGGACGAGTCACGGAAGTTGAAGAAAACAGTAAGAAAGAGGCACCGTATTTATTATGGGCAGAGCAGGGCTGGTTGACAATTTGCGAAAGTACAACAGTAGATTATCACCAGGTCACGGAATGGTTTAATAAAATGGTTCAAGAAATGGACATCCGGCCGTTATGGATACATTACGACAGGGCGCTGTCTGGCTATTGGGTTCCTGAAATGAAAGATTATGGATTTGAGATGGTCGACACACCACAAGGATCTAGAACTTGGACATATCCAATGAAAGAACTTGGCGGGGCATTAGAAGGGCATAAGATTATTTACCAAAACAATCCGATGCTTAGATGGTGCTTGATGAACACTAAGAAAAAATCGCTAAACGAAAACGGGGTTGAAAGCATCCAGCCTGTTAAAGATAAAACAACGAAACGAATTGACGGCATGGTTAGTTTACTGAATGCGTACACGGGATATTGTGCGCACGAGGAAGAATACACCAATTATTTAAGATAATTTTTACGATAAGGGGGGGCTATTGTGAATTTAAAAAATTCAATTAAACAAATATTTGGAAGCGTTAAAAATTACGTTTCTTCAAGATGGCGAGAGATTGGAGGATACACAGCTCGCTTTTCTTCGTTCGGTTCTGATATTTACGCCAACGAAATAGTGCGGGCGTGTATACGAACATTATCAGAACATTCAAGCAAGGCAAACGTAAAAGTTATGACGGGCGATAAACCGGGCAGTAAAAACCTGCAAAGAATGATTGAGTATCGCCCCAACCTTTACATGAACGGAAAAGATTTTATTGCAAAGGTTAGAACGTTACTGGAAATTCACAACGTGGTTTTTATTTATATCGCGCGAGACGATACCGGAAAATGTACAGGGCTGTATCCGATGCCCGATGCGAATTATGAAGCTATCGACGTGGGCGGGCAATTATATATTAAGTTTATTTTTTCGTCTGGAATTGTAATGGCGCATTCGTGGGATGATTTAGCGGTTCTTCGAAAAGATTATAATAAGTCTGATATTTGGGGAGATTCAAACGATGCGATTGCCACAAGCTTAGAATTATTAAATGTCACAAACGAGGGAATGGCGAATGCTATAAAATCCACTGCAAACCTTAGAGGGATTTTAAAGTCAACGAAAGCCATGTTATCTGATGCTGACATTAAAAAAGCGAAGGACAGATTTGCAGAAGATTATTTATCAATCGCAAACACATCGGGAATTGCAATGGTTGATTCTACGCAAGAATTTAAGGCCATTGACATTACACCGAAGCTTGCAAATTATAAAAACATCGAAGAGTTGCGGAATAATATTTACCGTTATTACGGAATGAATGAAGATATCATTATGAACAAAGCCACACCGGTACAGCGGGAATCATTTTATGAGGGCAAAATAGAAACATTTTTATTGGCGTTGTCTTTGGAATTGACAAACAAAGTATATACCGCGCGCGAGATTGGATTTGACAATAAAATTATATTTGAATCCAACCGTATGAGTTATATGTCAATGTCTGAAAAACTGGCGCTGGTTGCAATGGTGGATCGTGGCGCAATGACACCAAACGAATGGAGGCAAGCTTTAAACCTTGGACCCATCGAAGGCGGAGAATTACCGATAAGAAGATTAGACACGGCAGTAGTGGATGAGGGAGGCGGTTTAAATGAATGAAATTAGATTTAAAAAAAGGCATTTCATAGGAACGCTCACCGAACGCGCAGGGGTTGATTTATCGACAGATGTGTTGGCAGTTTACGAATAGGGGGAAAAATGATAAGTAAAGATAGGATGTACCGCCCGTTTGAAATTAGGGCAGAGGGTGATGGCAAAGTCGAGGGTTACGCTGTTGTCTTCGAATCAGAGGCGGTAATGTATGAATACGACGGAATCCAATACAAGGAAGTTATAGCCCGCGACGCATTTAGTGGCGCACAAATGGACGATGTTGTTTTGAATTTTAACCATTCGGGAAAGCCAATGGCTAGAACAAAAAACAATACACTAGAATTAAAAATTGATAGTGTCGGCCTGCATGTTACCGCAGATTTAGCGGGGACAGAAGAGGGGCGAAAATTACACGAAGAAGTAAAGGGCGGATACATCGACAAGATGTCATTTGCTTTTACTGTGTCCACGGAAGAATACAATACGGACACGCGAACACGGCGTATTACAGGATTCAAGCGGATATACGATGTAGCCGCAGTTGATTTTCCTGCTTACGATAGTACATCAATTCAAGCGAGGTCATTTTTTGAAGCGGAGGCGGAGAAAGAACGGGCGGAGGCACGGGCATCGTTGGAATTATCTAAATTAAAGTTTAACTACTTAGGGGGTAAATAATGAATAAAGAACAAATAGTTGCAAGACTCGCAGCGTTAGAAGTTGAGGTTAAAGCCGCAACGACAAAGGAAGTTATAGACGCTGCCGTTGTTGAAAAAGAAGGGTTGCTTGCAAGGCTCGCAGAACTTGAAGATTTAGAAGAACGCAAAAAAATAGCGTTAGAAATTACAGGCGGAGCAAAAAAGGAATTCAAAACGTTTGATAAAACTATACATATCGCGAAACCTTTTGACCCCGACACAATGACGCCCGAAGAAGTTCGGGGGTCTGATGAATATCGCGGTGCGTGGTTGAAACAGGCTAGAGGTATTGATCTTAGTGAGATTGAAAAACGCAGCATCGCAGCAACAAATGTTTCCGGCGCAATTCCCGAACAAACAAACAGCAAGATTATAAGTTTGTTGTCTGAATATGCGCCAATGCTTGCAGAAATCGACTTGATAAGAGTTTCGGGCAATGTAAAATATGGCGTTGAAGATACTGTTGCGGACGCGGCTTTGCACACAGAAAATGCAGAAATTACCGCAGATTCTGATACAATGACCTATGTAACTTTGGGCGGGTATGAAGTAACGAAACTTGTCCGTATTTCAAAAACTGTTCAGACAATGACAATCAATGATTTTGAAACTTGGTTAACTGACAAGATCGCAGAAAAACTTGCCAAGATTATCGAAACATACATTTTTTACGGCACGGGATCCAGCCAACCAAAAGGTGTACAGTATTCAAATACTTGGGTTGACGGTACAAACGGCGTCGATTGGGCAGCAGCAAGTCAAACATATGCGGAAATTTGTGAGTTAGTTGGCTACTTGAAATCCGGTTATCACAAAAATGCAAAATTTGCAATGAATCGTCAACTCTTCTGGAAACAATTCCAGGCAATCAGAGACGATAGCAAGGCAAAAATCGTTAACGAAGCAGGCGATCGCATTCTTGGATATCCAATTTTATTCACAGATGCAGTTGCAGACGGAGAATATTTCTTCGGTGACTTCAAAAAAGTCGTTGCGAATTTAGCACAGGACGTACAAATTACATCTTCGGCACATAGTGGATTTATTTATAACGCTATTGATTTCCTGGGAACAGCATTATTTGATTGCGATGTCCCTGTTGGCGAAGCATTTGTTAAATCTGAAGCAACATTAGCATAAGGGGGGAAATTATGGCTAACAAAAACAGATACGTTGGCGAATTGGGAACCGACGTTTATGGAATAACAGCAAACGAGGGTAAGATGGCGCACATTGCGCTGTCTGCCCTGCAATCTGTAGCTGCTGACACAGATGGATTATTGGACGGAACCGCATTACCGGCCGCCGCAGCAGATTACACGGCATTTGTAAACGATATGCCGTATGCTAGAAATATTACTGCGGTATGTTCTGGCACGCAAACGGGTGATATTACGGTCACAGGCACAAATTTAGCAGACGAAGTAATTTCAGAAGATATCACTTTGGTATCGGATACTCCGGTAGCTGGTTTGTCGGCATTCAAAACCGTTACCAATATCAACCTACCGAGTAAGGTTGGAAGCGAAACCATTGACATAGGCTGGGGCGATGTTATTGGTCTACCGTTTATGTTTACGGAAATTCCATGTCTTTGGGCTACAGATGATGGTGTCATTGAAACCACAGCACCGACCGTTGTGGTTGATGAAGACGAGGTCGAAAAGAACACGATCGATTTGGCCACCGCAATGAACGGGTCAGTTATTGATATTTATATGATACTATAGGGGGCAGACTATGACGGTAAGTGCGGGATATTTAACAAAATTAAGACGGGCTGTCCGTCGTAGCACCTCAACCGATGTCGATGCAGAATTATCCGATATCATAGAGGAATGCCGTTTGGATTTACAAACTATTGGCGTAACATTAGCAAAAACTATCGATGAAACGGATGGCCTGATTTTAGGGGCTGTCCGTTGCTTCGTGCGCTGGAAATTTGGATTGTCAAATGAGGATGCAGACGGAAATCGAGAAGATTATTATATGTTGCGTGACGAATTAAGGCGTAGGCGCGATTACATGTCATACGCTATTACGTTTATTTGTTTGGATGTTGCGACGCCTGTTGCAGATGCCAAGGTTACATTTAATGGCGAAACAAAAGAAACCAATTCGGCAGGGACAGCTATTTTTTATTATGTGAACGAGGGCGTAAATCAGGAATATGTGATTACGGCTGATGGCTATACAACGCAAACGGTCGATTTAGATGTGACCGCAACGGCCACGATAAACATTGCGTTAGTTTAGGGGGATGTATGTATTTTAGTGATATAATTAAATTACGGAGTATCGCCCATTCTACGGACTCGGACGGATACCCAACGCAAACCCCCACATCGGAAACGACATGGGCAAACGTAAAATCAGCAAAACGTTCCGAATTTTACGCAGCCAATGCAAACGGGATTGATGTTTCGATTGTTTTTGAAGTGCATCTTGAAGATTTTTCAGACCAAACGGAAGTCGAATATAATACGAAAATTTATGATGTACAGCGCACCTATAAAACGGGGCTTGGAACGGTTGAATTAACGTGTTCCGACAAGGCGGTTTGATATGGCGAAATTTGATTTTGAAGTATCACCTGATTTTTTAAGGCAACTTGGAAAACTAAGCGAGGTCGAAAAGGTTGCGCCGAAAATGATTGACGAGGCGTTGCCGATTTTGGAGCGGAATTTAAAAAAGGAATTGTCAAAACATAGGCGCACGGGGGACATGCTCGATTCGGTTAAAAAAACGAAAGCCGGAAGATCACCAAAAGGAGGCTATTTTGCTGTTGTAAGACCAACGGGGAAGGATTCCAAGGGCGTTCGGAACATGGAAAAGTTGGCACATGCAGAATATGGAACATCTAAGCAATCGCCGACGCCTATACTAACTAAGGCTATAAACGACAGTAAACCGGCAGTTCTTCACAAAATGCAGGAAGTATTCGAAAAGGAGACAAAATGAACGTAAATAGCTTAATAATATCGGCGTTATCGTCTCTTTCTTTGCCTGTAGATGCGGGCGTTTACACGGGCAGCGCAACAGAATATATCTACTTTAACTATTCAGACGAGCGGCCTGTATTACGCGCGGATGATGAAGACCTAACCGATATGACAACAGTTCAGGTTCACTATTTCACAAAGACGAATCCGCAGACTGTCAAGAAAAGCATACAGACATTGCTCCGGGATGCTGATTTTACAATAATTAATGTACAGGAATTCTTTGAATCCGACACACAATACAATCATATTGTTGTTGAATGTTGGATTGAGGGATTTATTTAAAAAGAAAGGACAATATAATATGGCAAAAATCGGATTGAAATACCCCGTTTGTGCAACGGCTACGGAAACGACA